CCTAGCAGACGGCAACTGCATGTTGAGCAACAACCTGATCGCGGTTGAGGGGTAAGAAACATTGGAAAAGAGATAAAAGTGGAAAAACTAAGGAACAACAATGTAAAACTCACGGGTAACCTTTGAAAAGGTCAACACCCCGGCCTCATCAGGTTCAATATGTACGGAGCGAGCGGTAGTGTCCACTCGAGGGTGCCGTAAAAAGAATCGGTAAGGGGGAGGAGAATCACCTTCGGCTGGGGCGATCTCAAAAGATTGCCGGCCATAATACCGAAAGATGATGGGCACAGGGGAGGTGTTGTGTAACCAAATCCCGGGGTTCCCGTCGCCATGATCAGTGGCGTTCAGGACGGGGACATTACCCGGGGAGCGGGTACGGGCCGAACCGGAGTGGGAAAGGGAAGAAGAAGAAGCGACGGGGGCGGGGGCAACGACGATGGCTGGAGAGGGGGCAACGATAGACGGGACTGACGGGGCTGTAGGCGGGGGCGGTCCAAGATCCTCCGCGCCCACTAAAAAGGGGCAACGGTGGTACGAACCGGGATGACACCGGATACAGCGAACGTCATAGTGACAGCACCCGACACATAACGAACCCCACGGCTCGCGCAATAAAGGGAAATCCAGGGATTCTGCCCTAGGACCTGGGGCACCCGAGCGTTGGTCCGACATTGAGCCGGCAGCGTGAACGTGACACGGTTCCCACCGGCCATGGTATAAGCTGCCCGTTGGGCACCAGGGGTCCGCAGCAACTCGTTAAGGTCGGCGGGGGGCTCGACGTACGCCCCATCAGCCGCAGAGGGGTACACGACCGCAAACAGATTGGCGGCGATCACGTCCGCGTCGGCCGAGAACCCCGTGATCATCAAGTCCACGGTGATGGGACCCTGAAGCTCGGCCGACGCCCACCGAGTAAGCACGCCCCGCGTAGCGGGGTTAGTATACAAATCGAACGAAACAATATCACTGGTCACAGGGAAACTTAGTTCCACTGGAACCAGATCGGAAACCGCGGCCGCAGGGGCACCAACCGCCAATGGCGTAGCAGCGGGCGCTGTGGAGGCAGCAGCAGGCACGGAAGAAGTAATATTGGAAGACATAATGTGGTTGAAGACGGGTCAGTTTTTGGCGTTACTTTCTATCCCGCGACGGATCAATACCAGCCTGGAGCGCGGATGGATGGCCACTAAGTGGCCGAGATGTTACGATATAACTGGGTCAAATAGGTCCCCCGCAACGAAGGGTCCTCCCAGTAAGCGTACTCAAATATGGTAGACAGAGAATGATCATTAAGACCAGGAACTAGGATCAAATGAGGCGCAAACCTCTTCAACCAGGCAGCCTGAGCCCGGGCGGTGACCCATGGGGCCTTCAAGTTCTCGTCCACGGTCTGGAGCGCTATAGTGACGTCCATACCGTGCTGGCGGTCACCCAAATACGCCACTAAGCGGATGTCCCGGGGGGGAGGGGGATCATAGGCTAGCATAAAGGGCAACAACAAGAACAGGAGAGCATAAAAAGTCAACATATTTGGGGAAGAGAGACGATAAACCAGAGGCCTCAGTGGGTAGCCAACCCCCTCTGGAAAACTGGACTGTTCCTTTCAGCGATGATGTGAGATCCACGAAGGTATCACCGCCGGAGCGCGTGCAGTCTCTGCACAGGTCCAAGCGTGGACCAGGGCACCCTAATGGCAGTAGGGTGGACCATGCTGCCGGTCTCGCAGCAAGCTCATCTAATTAGGATGATCGGCGCTCACAGCCACGTAGTCGACTAGACCAAGATGCGTGCGGGACGCAACGTGACATGCGGTAGGATCCCACGCAATAAAGCGCAGGGCGGGCCTACCTAACGACCTTACGGCCGGGTCTTCCCACAACATTCACACAGCCACCGACCCCAATGAAGGGGCTTACAACTGTGAGGATCCTCGCGATGAGTAAAGAAGCCGACTGAGCAGAGCACACAATTCGGCGGGAATCGAACCCGCATTGGTTGGGCGCTAACCAACCACCAGTGTGTGGCATACTCAACATTGAACACAACCAAATGAAGGATAATCCCTTACCCTACAGCTACCAATCGTTACGTAGCCTGGGGGGGCAACAATATGCCTGGTTCAAATCCCTCGGTAACCGCTAGTCGAGGGGTATGGGTTATGTACCGATTTTAACGGTTTGCCCGGGAAGTCCCGGGGCCCAAACAGTTAACGGATGTCAATATTAACGAGCCGTCCAAAGCTCGGGGTCTATACTACGCCTTCCCACGGCGGGGTTCTGATTGGAATCGGCCAAAGCGGTACCGCTTGCAAGCAGCATTCAGGATCTCCGTTGTCGTCCCAAGATACGCACATGGCTCATGCACAGTGGCTCCGTATTCACGCAGGGCATCTGAAATTGAGCGCCAAAAGTCGCGATCCGAACGGCCCAAAGCGAAGCCATTCTGAGCCCGATGGAGGAGCGTGGCACCATCCAGCGACAATTCCCGGCGCCCGAACTCATACGAGCAAAACGTTGACGTTGGTGCAACAATCATCTTGGGCACTAAAGTCCACTGGGCGGGCACAAAGTCAGGCGCCGGATGCCATTCTCCTAACACGACACTGTCGTCACCACTAAAGGCAGCGACGGTGCCAGGAGGGAAATCAAGAGATGCGCCAGTTATCGCGGCATTCCGCAAGGTGTTGAACAACCACGTATACCGGTCACCGGAATTCTGCATAACCATCTGCGGACCGAGGTACGATTTCGTGTGCGTCTTGTCATACGTATACTTTTCAATATACGCTTGGTCGATGCCGGAAATCTCCATAAGCCAGACGTCAAAGGCCAAGAAAACCCGATCCATGCCACGGTCCCAGGCGGTGTAGTCGTTGGCCGTGCAGAGCTGCGCAGAGTCCCAGTGGCGTGCATACCACGACCGCATCTGTGTCGGGCTTAATCCAGCATGCAGGTACGTACCAGGTAACCGGTAACGCGTGGCAGCACGCTGCAGGTACTCAGCAAACGTGGCGTCACGGAACTGCTTGTTGAGGCAGAAGGAGCTGACTGTCTGCCCGGCAACGGCGTTCGAATACCGCTTATCCTCCTTCTTAATATATTGAGACTTAAGAAAGAGGTCCGTCCACGTAGGATCCCGGTCCACATTGTCATTCTGCACACTACGCGTAATCGCCGCGCGGGTGCGCTTGGCCACCCAACGGGAATGCTTGGCTCGAGCGCTGCGATCAAACAGGACAGCGTCGAAGCCAGTGCCCTCCCAAGCGTCAACGTCGAACAGCTTGCGGAACCCGGCTTTGAGTTGCGCCAAACGGGTGTGCTCAGAACCAGTTAGCTCGGCGGTGTCGATACCTATGGCGATTCGCTTTTCCTCACTAAGGATCTGAGTGAGGGCGTCGCCGCGCGAGTGTCGAAGTATCGCAGAGGGACCATCCTCCACACATTGCTGCGTGGCAAGACGCGGCCCTCGAACCAGCTCGCGGAAGGTGGGGTCCCGGGAACGCAGATGGTTCAACGCTGGATCCACGATGCCATCGCGCAAATTAGCGGGCGGGAGCCGGTAACCATGCGATTCAACCGTGAGCACAGCGTCGTTTGGAACCACGGTGCGTAGGCGGAGTGCATCGGCAACAAAGGCACGCTCATGCACCACGGGTTCGGGAGCCTGGTAGCCGTAAGCACGGGCACCACCGGTGTAAAACCCACGAAGTGACGACTTGTACGCACGGGCCGTTTCCAGGTCTGCCAGGAAAGTGTCCCGGGGGCGTTCCAACCAACCCGCACGGATGGGCGCGGAGATGGCACCAACCAGCGGATCAGCACGACCGAGGCCTAGACGGGCTGCTGCGTCAGGACCGAGAGACACGGCCAAATGACTTTGCACAGCACGAGCCACGATCCCGGTCCCATCGGATTCCACCGTCAGCACTGGGGTCTGTCCACGCTGTGCGACGGCGATAAGGGCTGTCAGGATCTGGGAACGACCATACCCGGCGTCAACCACAAAGCCACCGGCAGCAGGCTTCTTGTTGATAAGCAACAAGATATTCCCGGTAGCGCGAGTCAGAGCGGTCCAAGCCATGGCATCCGTGATAGATTCGGTCAGGCTACCCAGGTCGATGGCGATGTCACCGTGCACGGTCATTCCCTGACACTCGGCGAACGTGATGCAGCGCACACCACCCTTGTTCTGCGTTTCGGCGAACCGGGGTGAAGCGACGAGCAAGGGTACACCGCGGGGAACCTGGGAAACCATCATGACGCGACCATGGTGTGGGGCAAAACCGGGGCGAGGACGGGGCGGGGGGAGCCCAAAGAGCAACGAAACCTCCGGGCTAAGCCGATTCATGTCCGTGGCGTACTCCGTGCTTAGGCGGGAAAGCCATTGCGCCGTCGTGGTAACGCTGCGGGATTCGCTGTCGGTGCCAGGGAACACACCACAACACTGAGCGGCATCGAACGTGACCACGAGATCCGTGACGGCCGGATTGGCAATCAGCAGCAGCGGGATGTAACCATTCCACAGCATACCCGCATCATCCAACACCAGCCAGCCTGCAGAGGGTTGCGCAAGAGGCATACACCCGGTACTAAAGTTAGCCGCCCGTAAAAACGGGAAATGCTGTACCATGGTGGTCCGCAAACTCCCACGCAGCATGTTCAACCAGGTGTGGAACCGCAAAGTCCCCACAGTAAAGGGTTGGCGTTCATGCTGCGCGAGGAGGTACTCTTGCAACGCGTGCGATTTGCCAGTGCCAGGAGCGCCATGCAGCAGATGGAGATTCACACCTCGAACTCGGGCGTGCTGAACCAGGGTGTGCAGCCCGTTAGCCACCATTTCCGGAGCAATGTTCAGAAGTTCCATGTGCTGCGGATACTTCTGAAGATCGGTGGCCAATGCGCGAGCGTCGAGCAGGTCACGCGCAGTAAGCGTGTAACCCACCCTTTGTACCTGCACAGGGGTGGGGCGGAGGAAAACATTTTCCCCTGGCCTTGCCACTGCATGCTCAGCGAAATCCGGGTGTGCCATGGCCGCAGGGTTCGGAGCCTCACCAGCCAAACGCCCAAAAACCTGGGCGAAGGCACGCGTAGGGAACGTGAGCACAAGCCCGAGCTCAGCACGGGAACAGAACCGGGAAGCTAAGCCAATGAGCGATAGGGGGCCAGGGCGCTGGGTTTCCCTGTGTTCACCCTCAGGAACAGCGAAGGTGGTCATATGGAAGCCCCCATCGTCCTGCGCGAGCACATACAGCCGGGAGGTTGGCCATCCTGGAGTCGGCGGGGCGGTGATCATAGCTTCTGCGCCGGGGTGGTACGTCGGGGGAACGTCCACAATCGCGTGCGCCTCACGGCGACCAGCTGCAGGGAATACCTCCGCGCCGACCTGGAAATGCGTTAGCACTCGCGGCACTACCGACCATGGCACGGAACCCAATGCTAATTCAGCCCGCGAATTCGGTGCCTGGAAAGCGAGGAAATTGGCCCATAGCAGGAGGGGATCCACCCCCAGGACCAAACCAAGTGAATCCCAGACGCACATCCGATTCCCATCAGGCGCTATAGCGGGGGGAGCCTGGAAACGCACCACATTAACCCACTCGGCCAAGGTGTCAAAGTGAGCCGGAGCAACCCGGAACCTGGCAAAAGGGTCACCCGGGAATTCATCACGCGGATCTACCGGAACTGGACCAAGCGGGGTAGGCACACGTGGCACAGGAGGCGTGTCCACAATGCGGGGGGGAATTGGCAAGGGAGGGGGGGAATCAGGGAACGGCGGACGGGGCTGGGGCTGGGTTAAACCAAGGGCAGACGGCCGAGCGAGGGTGCGCAATGCCTGAACGTCATCAGCTTGGGTGCCACCAGTCTCCGACGAAGTTGCATACATGTACCGGGGAACGGGCTGGGCAGGCACTGACCAAGCAAGCTCGAGGTCGACATCGGGTGGGTTCGGCCGGGGGGGCGGGCTGGCAAGCGTTTGCTGGTGCCACGGGCGCTGATTGACCACCGGGTCCGTGATCACGCGGAGGAAGACCAGGGGTACCAGCATGAAAACGACCACTCCATTCAGAGCCGCAGGCGGTGCCGTCGTGGGGTCACTATATGCCAAGCGCAGAATAAAATTGTGCCGGGGCCACAGAACCGCTAACAAAAACCAGCTGAAGTAGGACTGATACGCCCAAGACAACCCAGGCCTAGTGTAGGCACAGCTGTACGGCAGGGCGAAGGCAAACCCATAACACTTCAGCGCCCAGCGGCTCAAAATGGGGAAGGCATTGTAAAAATACAAGCGTGGAAGTCGCAGGCCCCAAAAGTAAACGAGCAGCGAGAAGAGCACACCGGGTGGCGTGGCGGTCCAGGACATGTCGAAGTACCAAGTGACCGTGTCCACCCACCTGGCGAAGGCGGGCCAAGTGAACCGTAAGACCTGGAAGCAAAAGAACCCTAAGAATTTTCCGGCCGCGGCAACCCAGAAACGCGCGTTGGCGGCGGCAAAATGGGCCAGCACGTCGCCGGACCCTGGGACATAAAATAAGTCCAGGTCATCCACGTCGCACAGATGCCCATCCGGCCATCCAGACTGTCGGGCGTCCGCGGATATCCTAGTCGTGCTCACAGTCACAATTTCCTGCCCAGAATGACATCCGATTAGGCTGGCAGAGAAAAAGGACTGCAGTGACCACCATGGGAGAATAAATGGCAGCCGCAGGACGAAAGATAGCCAGTGGGCTAGGGGATACCATGCAGAGGGTGAGGCCTGGAAGTCACTGAGCCTCACCCACCAAGCGTACAGCACAGCCGCGCGAACGAATCCCGCTGGGTACCGCCCATACTGCTCTGCCTGGTACGAGGCCGTCTTGGCATACAGGTCCCGAAGATCCGTCGCGGACACGCGGGAAGCATAGGCCACCAGCGCATCGGCCAACTTGGGGTCAGTCAGCCGCTGCACTTCGCTGGCGAAAGGATGAACGTACCGGGGGATGCGGAACAATGGCGGCAGGTCAACAGCACGCAGCGACTCAGGCAAGAATTGCACCCGGGTGAACACAAAAATGTGGTGGGAGGCGAAGGAGTGCACCAAGCCCACATGAACACATTCATTGGTTAAGGTAGTCAACCTCGAGCACCGGAGCCAATCTCGAGCGGCATAAGGCTGTATATAGTGCCCGGTGGTGTCGCCCTCCGGGACGTAAATGAGCTGATCCCCCTGTCGCTGGAAGGTGTAAAGATCCGTGCGGAGCGAGGGTAGGTCAAATAAGGTCTCCGGGGGAATGACTGCCGTTGCGATCAGGGTTTCCAGGCCAGGGTTCTCATCGAAGCAATCCGCAACAGCCCGAGGGGTAAGGTGGTGTAACACATCGTGCATAAACCAAACGGCCTTCCCTGAACTTGGTGTGCCAAGTGGGGTAGTGTTCTTCAGGCCAAAACGGGTCATGTCACGCACCTCCAACGACGGGTTATGTAAAGAGTCCGGAGGTGGACAACCACTGACACGGGTCATATACAGAGCACGATCAGACCGTAGCCATAACGCCTGCCAGCTCTGGGTCTGAAGCATGTGACCCACGAGAGTGAGGCTGCGCCGCTCCAGTGCCCAGTGAACGGGATGAGGATGGGTCGGGGCGCCACGGAGAGGAGCCATGATGCCAGCCCGCTGTAACAACGGTAAAAGTTGCCGATCCACATGATGCGGTGATTGTTGGCGAGCAGCGGCCAGCACGTCGACATAATCCCCCAAATGCAGTGACAGTATAGTATTCTTAAGCGTGCTACCATCGTAGTCGGACAAACTCAGGGCCCCCATCCGGAATCGCGAGGATAGATTCGGGAGGATGACACGCAGATGGCCAACGCCAGAAAACAGCACAGTAAGAATCCCGCCACAAGCCGAAACAAGTTCGCCCAACTCCGAACGCCAAGTCATGGGGCGAACATGCAAGACGTGACCATGGATAGTATACCGCATCCGGGTCTGGCCAAACCCTGGAAGGGCCATAAGCTGGTTGACGCTAGGATACCGGCCGAGTGGCAGCAAACTAGCACGTCGGCGGGCTGGGAAAGCGAGCAACCAGCAATAACCCGGAATTTCTGCAAAAGAGCGAGGACGCCGGGTACGACCTAAGCGTCGAGTGTTCCGAGGGGGGCAACACCCGAGGCTAATCAAAAACACGCACAACAGGACAATGAAGACGAGTATGAAATTCCAACAGGCCAACAAGGCCCACACCCCCATTTGGGGGCGGGTCGCCGCGGGATCAATACCCGTCGGGGAC